CGCACCGCCTGCATAACGCCGTCTTCTTCTTAATCCAGTGATCGCAACCTGGGCACTTCTTGTAATGCTCTGCCGAATAACTATGGGGCAAGCGCTTCACAGAAGTGCTCACAATCGTTTTTTTTATGCAGAAAACTTTTAGGCACGGCGTCATCGAAAATCACGCACCAGTTGAATATCAGGTTTTCGCAATAGCCGCAGGATTGCCTCGGGTACTTGAACTGAATCTTCGTTGCACTGACTTCTCGTTTAGTCGTTTGACGCTTCATCAACCAAGCCTTCTATGATTGATAAAAGTCGCGACAGCGTTTCTGCTATCTCGTCTTGCTGATTCAAAAAACGATCCATATCTTCGCTTTCAACTTGTATAAATATTTTGCTCACCCTGTTACCTCCGCATTAAAATTTTCCCGAAACTGATCGACGCCAGGATCGCCGATGGCTTTAACGTCGCGTGCTCGGCTTATCTCTTTCGACGAGTACCCGCCAAGGCCATTGATAAATTCATGGCCAGTCAATTTATTTTTATAGGTGACGTGCTCTTCTGTGCCGTCTTGCACCTCGGCCCAGGTCTCCAAGAGCTCAGGGATAAACAGGTGCTTGTCGCAGGCAAGTCGTTGATCTTCGACGCTGATATCTTTCTTATGACGAGCGCATGACCACCGCGCATCACCATCGATCTCTGCTGTCGCGAAAGCACAGGTGCGGCAGCTCAGTGCTGGCGTTTCGTATCCGTGGCAGAGGAAGCTGTGGTCGCAGAATTTACACTTGTAGAAAGAAGGATCGTTGCTTATGCCCTCGGGCGGACGATCGCTTGTGATGATATGTTCAGCCTTGCGGATAAGAGCCTCCGCAGCGGGCTTGTCGTACTCGACGCGCTCGTAGTACAGCGCATCGTTATTCTTATTGACTGCCTGGTAAAACGCCCAAGGTAAATCCATTAGATGCATATAAACTTGCATCTGCGCGTAATGCTCGGGCTTTGACTTTTCGACGCCTTTCTTCTGTACGTCTTCGAAACTTTTTGCAGCGTGCGTCTTTTGCTCGCTGACGTGCGGTACTTGCGGGGCTTCACGCAGCCCCATGACTACGCCGTCTAGGCTGCCTCCGAAATGACCACCGACTGCCTCGACCCTAAATTGCTGTTTAGTATCAGGATCGACATCCCAAACCGTTACGCCGGCCTGAGTGAGCAAATGATTAAACCAATCCTCTTCTCGGGCGCCGCGTGCAAAGAGACGCAATAAGCGTGCAAGATGTACAATTACGGTCCCCCAGCGAAAACTAAACCACAACTCTCGCTTGCACTCGCGACCGATAATGCTGCCCCCGAGGTGAGCCCGGCCACCATCGGTGGCCTGACCCGACTCAAGCGCTCGCTCCACGGCGTTGAGTGTTGTGTCTGCTGGCTCTGGTAGCGCCACCATGCTTACTCCCAAGGCTTCTTACCAGCAGCGGCTGGTGCGGGCTCTGGGGTAGCAGCAGGGGCAGGAGAGGGCGCGGCAGCAGGAGTCGCGACAGCCTGCAATGCATCGGCTGGGGAGTACGCTTTAATCTCGTTAGATGCGGCATAATCACCATTCGCTGGCTGTATCGCGACCTTGATGGTCATTGGCTTATGGTGGAGCTCTTCGCTGTCACCGATTGCACTTTTTCCCACCGCCCGACAGATGCTCGAAAGATCGCGCTGCGCAATCTCTACGGCTTTAGGGTTAGGGTTGTCAAGATTTAGCCTAGAGCGTATCCACTTACCAGCGTACTGGTTGTCGATCACTTCAAACTTCAGCTCTAGGTAATTGCCAGTCCCAGCTTTCGTGGGCTTCATTTCACTGTCGATAATGACAGCCTTGTACAAACCCTCTGGGATCGGGTCGTACTTGCTGGGCTCGTCAGTGAAGCTAACTTCATCTGCTTGAAAACTAAGTGTCGCCATTTTTACTTCTCCGTACTCGTTGCGTTAACTATTGCTTGCTCGAAGGCTGCCCAGGTGAGGTCAATCTCATCAGGTAAGCCGTATCGATTTTTCGCGATGTAACCTGGTGTCTCTGTTGTGCAGAGCACTCGCTCGCCAGTGCTAATACCGCGCACTCGCGTCTGGTTAAATCCTTTGTCTTCTTTCTTGGTAATGATCTTGTGCTTCGCGAACAGCACGCTATCGACTGACTCTTGAATGAGCCCGCTGGCTTTTGCGTGCAGCTTGATCTCGTAGCGGTCGTAACTTTCAGTGTCTGGGCTGTTGTAGGCGCGAATGTGGGTGTGCGCGATTAAAATCAACGACATGTTTTTGTGCATGCGCAGTGAATTAATCGCAGCTAAAAATTCACGCCAGTAATCAAGCGCAAAGACATATCCCTTGCCGTAGCCAAATTCTTCAATCGACTTCTTGCCTTCAACCTGGCAGACCTTTTTCCAGATCAAGGGCTCTAAATGATCAAGGCTGTCGAGCACTAACGTCTCGTAATCGTGCTCCTGCTCAATGAGCGCAGTGATTGCCTCGATCAGCTCGTCATAGCTTTTGATCAGCGGAAACGCCGATAACTCAAGCGCACCTTCGCCGGCTTCGGTTTGTAAAAAGATCGGGTTAGGCGCGGCAGCCGCGAACGTGGTTTTACCCACGCCAGCAGAGCCGAATACGATCATGCTTGGCGGCTTGAGGCCGCTGGTCTTTTTGATTGCAGATAGATCAATCGCCATCAGATCTCACCCCCTGTAATTGAAACGTTGGGCTTTGCAGGAGAGTGAGTGAAGGCTCTCGCGATCTTGCGATACGTGTCAGGCTCGTTGTTTCGCAGATACTTCAAGCGAGCAACGTCGATCGTTTGCGTGAGTTTCAATGGCAGCATGTTCGCTGGCACACTTTCGCGAATTGCTTGCAGCGCAATGTCATCGAGCTTGTAGTTGTTTTTTGTGGTTAATTTGATCTTGCGACCAAACGTTGTAGTGGTTGTCGCACTACCTTCCTCGCGTTGCGCGAGATGCGGGATGAGCTGTTGCTCGATCTCAATGCGACGGGCCCGGCAGTTGTCTTCCAGCGTTTTTTGCTGGAGCCATTGCTCGGCTAGTACGTCTAAGTTTGGTTCGTTATGGGAGGGTGTAACTTCGTTTCTGTATGCATCCATCGTTCATCTCTCGTTTCATGTCGAAATGAGAGCATAAACTATTACTGTAATCTCTGTCTACCAAATGGTTACATAAATTATGAGGCGCACATTTTTTCGTTGATGTACAAGCCCAACACTGGCGACCGAGAATAAGTTTTATCACGGGTAGCCGCAGCTACAATTTCATCAGCAAGCTCGTTAGGGATCTCCTTGTCATATATCCGATCGCCATGAGCCCAAAGAAAATGCGCTTTCCTAATTTGCATGACGCAACCAGCGGCACCATTCCTTTGTAAGTTTTTCAAGAAGTTGTTTTTTCGCATGTGCTGCGAGACGAGTGACTTAGAGGTCCAAAATTCATGACAGGTCATAATTTGGCCTTGCCTTTCGCCATCAGCACAACAAGGTTCTGAGCATGTCCCTACGCAACAGGTGCCTACGTGCCAGATTTCGTACTTATCGGTAGTGCAGCAATGATAATTATCGTTTAAGTAAATTTGGTCTACCGTTTCTCGTATAAATTCTGATGCCCGCTTACTGATAGTCAGGCTGCCTATCTCGTTCATTTTTACCCTGCTTTTTCCTTTCTGGATTTTATAAATAAATCTTTCACATTGAGTAAAGCCGTAAATTCTTCTTCCGTCAATAACTCTACGTCTAATAATTTCGCAATTCGATCAGAATCGCTTTTCGAGCGAACGTTAGAAAACATTTCTTCAACGAGAAATGAGGGTTTCACGTTAAACAATTTGCACAATGCTGCGATAACTTCTTGGCTTGGCAGTCGAGTGGTTCCGGGCATTTTTTGTTGCTCCCACTTAGCGATCGCGTTGTGAGAAACTTTCACACCATATTGTTCTAGCTCTTCGGCCATTTGCCGCAGGCTAAGACCTCGGGCTTGGCGTAGTTCTTGAATCCGTTGGTGAAACGGCACCCTGCTCATATATGTACTCCTGTCTATTTAGTCTCTCGAATGTAAACTTGTAGTTGACTAATAGCAATACTAATTTCACTTCTTGTAACCGCAAAGGTTCACATGTGTAACCGTTTGGTGTACATTTGATTTTTTTTAATTAGGCGAGCGAAATGACACCGAGCAGTTTTTGGCAAGATATCAACGTAACGGACATGGCCGCGCAGCTCGGTTTATCGAGAAATGCCGTGTACAAGTGGAAGAAGAGCGAGAAGGGGATACCCGCTGAAAGAGTGATCGAGATATCTTCATTATGGGATATAAAAAAATCTGCAATTCGGCCTGATTTATGGGCCGAAATAGATGATTGAGGCGCATTTGGAGCCTGTAGAAAAAGCCCGAGCGCTTTTCGAAGAGGGCTTGACGGTTATCCCAGCGCACCCCCAGCAAAAGGTGCCGCTCGTTAATTGGCAAAAATACCAAGGCAAAGAAGTCTCGACAGACGAGTTCGAATACTTTGCCAGCAGCGCTCGGTTTGC